AACATCTACGCCGCCGTCGCGGCTTGATTGACCCAAAGACGTGGGCGATGGTTTACCAACAGCAAGATGTTGAGTCAACCGCTATCTTCTCCCCTGAGTGTGTACGCGGTTCTGTCAGCGGCATGCGGGCTATCGGCCCGTTGATTCCTGGCGCACCAGGACATCCTGAGAATCTCAGCAGTCAGTATATCGTCGCTGCAATGGATCCTGCCATGTCTGGCGATACTTTTTCGGTCATCATGGCTGGCGATAGAACCACAGGCAAGCGTTACTTGCTAGAGGCATCGCGTATGCCCGCCCCGACACCGCAAGCTATTCGTGACTTGATTCGCTCATGGACAGAGAAGTACAGTCCAAAGGTCTGGGTCATTGAGAAGAATGCTTTCCAGCTATTCCTCACCCAAGACGAGCAAATCAACTCGTTTCTTGCCTCACGAGGCATCCGTCTTGTCCAGCACTACACCGGTGGCAATAAGATGGATTTAGAATTTGGCGTCGCCTCTATGGCTCCGCTATTTGGCTCGGTAGATAATCAAGGCAAGTTCCTCAAGAACAATCTTTTGGAATTGCCACGAGCTGACAACGAACATATCAAAGCCCTGATTGAACAACTTATCACTTGGTCAGCAGGAACAAAGAACAAGCAAGACGGCCCAATGGCTCTCTGGTTTGCTGAAACACAAATGCGTGATTACATCAATCAGGCAGGCGCCTATGGCGGAACATTCGTGAAGAATCCATTTGCTACACCAATGGATTTAGCGCGCCGCAAGGTTGTTAACTTGGAAGAATATGCCCAGCTTCAACAGAAGATGGCTGCTAACGGAGGTTACTTGTGAGTCTTGACATCGACGAGCTAAGCGTAAAGATACGCAAGCTCCGCGACCATTACCATCAACGTGATGCTCGCTGGACAGATCTGCAAGCAATCCGCCAAGGTGACATTCAGCAGGTCTACCCAGGAATGTTCCCAGACGAATTTCCTAAGCCTATGGTGGCTAACTTTATTGACATTGCTGCCCGCGACGTGGCAGAAGTTATTGCTCCACTCCCAGCCTTCAACTGCGACTCTACGGATTCTGTCTCAGACCGTGCGCGCAAGAAGGCCGATAAGCGCACTATGATTGCCGCAGGTTACCGCGATACATGCCGCCTCCAAACGCTGATGTATACAGGCGCAGACCGTTATGTAACCTTCGGCATGCTTCCTTTCATCATTGAGCCTGACTGGGAAAACAAGCGCCCAATGATTCGCATTGACAACCCAATCGCTGCATACCCAGAGTATGACCGATTCGGCAAGTTGTTGTCCTACAGCAAGCGTTACAACAAGACAGTACGCGAGCTATGCAACGAATTCCCAGAGCATGAATCTGTCATTCGCGGACCTTACGAGAACCGCAACTCAGAGCGTATGCTAGAAGTCTTTCGCTATCAAGACAAGGATGAAGTCATCCTGTTTGTTCCTGAGCGTAGCAACCTTGTCCTTGACCGTGCAAAGAACCTTATCGGTGAATTGCCTGTCGTCATCGCTATCCGCCCTGGCATCGACTCCGATGAGAACCAACGCGGACAATTCGATGACATCATGTGGGTACAAGTTGCCAAGGCTCGCTTTGCTACCTTGCAGCTGGAAGCAGCACAAAAGTCTGTACAGGCTCCATTTGCTTTGCCTGCTGACGTTAACGTTCTTGAGATTGGCCCAGACGCAACTATTCGCTCTGCTAATCCAGAGAAGATTCGTCGTGTCGGTCTTGATATTCCTGCCGGTATCTTCCAAGAGGCAGCCACACTAGATCAAGAGCTTCGCATTGGCTCACGCTACCCACAAGGTCGTATGGGTGTGCAGTCTGGTTCTATCGTTACAGGTCGTGGCGTTGAAGCCCTGATGGGTGGATTCGATACACAGGTTAAGACAGCACAAGCTGTCTTCTCAGAAGTATTCCGTCAAGTCATGCGCCTTTGCTTCCTCATGGACGAGAAGCTATTTGGCAACGTTGAGAAAGAAGTGCGTGGAGTTGTATCCGGCGCACCTTACGAGATTACCTACACACCAAGCAAAGATATTTCTGGTGATTACTGGGTAGATGTTTCATACGGCATGATGGCAGGACTTGATCCAAACCGTGCTTTGGTGTTTGGTTTGCAAGCTCGTGGTGATAAACTTATCTCACGCGATTTCCTACGCCGTCAGATGCCATGGGATATGAACGTAACGCAAGAAGAAGAAAAGGTTGAAGTTGAGGAATTGAGAGATTCGCTCATGTCAGCTATGGCTTCTTATGCACAAGCTCTGCCAGCTATGGCAGCGCAGGGTCAAGACCCTACAAAGATTCTTACAGCAATGGCATCGGTCATCAAGGGTCGTCAAGCTGGCGACAATATCGAAGACCTAGTTGTTGAGGCATTTGCCCAACCAGTAGCATCCCCAGAAGTTGCAGCCGCTGGTGAGGCACAAGCCCCAGGACAGGCTCCTTCTGGGGCATCTCCTGCAATGCCGCCACAAGGCGCACCGCAAGGTGGGTCTGCACTACAGAACCTGCTTGCAGGACTTTCATCTTCTGGCCAGCCGCAGTTATCTGCGAATGTAGCCAGACGCTCGCCAGCCTAACGTTACTGACGAGACAACTCATCCCTATAGGAGATAAACAATGGCAACAACAAAGGCAAACCTCACAACAAAGGTTCCTTCACCAAAGAACCAAGGCGGACATGGTTCGTCACAAGCGACAACACAGAAGACTGCAATTCAGAAGAAGTCTGGACCAGCTAAGCCTGGCGCAGCTAACATCGTCTTCAGCAAGCAACCTTCAGGCACACGCGGTACAGGCACAACTGCCGGAAAGCCAATGAAGTAAAATAAATGTCACAAGAGCAGGGCATGCCGCCCACGCGGGTAACCAAATGGGATGTACTTGCCCTGCTCGCTGACACAACCGCAGCAATCTTAATTGACATAGCAAGCGGTTTCGATGTTCTTACGCAAATGCTAGAACATCAAGCAAGTTTCGTGGATCATAAAGAATCGTTCCACGAGTATGCAGCCCGCACCATCGAGACTTTACAAGAGGGAGAATAGTCATGCCACAGGCAGAAAAGCCAGCTATGACATCAGGCCCAGGGGCTTTAAGCCAACGCACCGATGGCGGACCAGCATCAAAGCAAGCAATTCGGTATGTCTCAGGCATGCCGTCTTATGGTGATGGACAGGATTTGGTTAACCTGCAAGCGCAAGCACCTATGGGTGCTACGCCAAACCCAGGCAAGCCATTGTCTCCATCAACCATTGCAGGAGCTGCCGCACAATCAGCTCCAGCACAGCAGTCTCAAGTTACACCTTTGACTGCTCCTACCCAACGCCCTGACGAACCAGTAACAACTGGTGCTGCATCAGGTCCAGGATTCGGTCCTTCTATTCTAGGAATCAACCCTGGCAGTGCAGCCGCAGCAGGTGGACAATCTGCTAAGCAAACCGTTCAGGCATTGGCACAACATCCAGACGCATCCCCAGCATTGAAGCAATTAGCCGCGACGTTAGGCATTTAATTTATGGCAGATAACGCACCAGTTCCTGCCGCTACTCCAACGCCAGCGCCATCACAGGCTGCCAATGTTAATGTTGCGAATAATGCAGTAGGACTACACCCAGAAGTAGCGCAGAAGGCGCCACAGGTTATGGCTGACGCCATTGCCAGTGGTAATCCTGATGTTGTTAATACTGTTGCCGCAACGCAAAGCATTGCTCCATACGCGCAAGCTCTTGCGGATCATCAAAAGAATTACAACTCCCAGAGTGTTTGGGGAACAATTCTTGGCGACGCTAAAGGCATTCTCAATAACGTAGTCCAGACTGTGCAGAAAGTGCCAGGCGTCGGCACGATTATGAATTGGGCTAACAAGCCTTTGCAAGAAATTCAAAAAGACTACAAATTTCTCCACAGCGTTTATACAGACCATAGTGTTTGGCAAGGCGTATTAGCTACGCTTGGCGTAGTTGGTGGCGGAGTTGCCGGTGGATTTCTTGGTGGACCAGCAGGCGCAGCTCTAGGAGCTGACGCGGCATTAGCAGGCGAAAAAGACCTTGCTCGCCTCATGCCTACATTCAAAGATTCAATCGCCAAGTCGAATGACCCAAATTACATGGTGTCTCCTGGGCGAGATGTAGCTAATCTTATTTCTAATGTACCTGGCTTTAGCGCGCTGAAAGATACTCAGCATGGCTTTGGTCAGACCATCTCTGGCGTTACTGACGCCATCTTTGATTTTAACGCAGATCCTTTGGCTAAAGCTGGCACAATCAACAATGCTCTCAAGTCTGGCAAGTATGTCGGCGCAGCCGTTGATGATACTGGCAAGACAATCCTAGATGCTAATGGCGCACCTGCACAGATTCGTGCCACCTTGCCTATTGCTTCACAATCAGGCTCAATTAACAACTTTATTGTTTCCACATCTGGCAAGGCACTTAATAGCTCACAGGTTCTTGACGCTTACGCCAACCCACTTAACACATCTTTCCGTCGTGCAGTAGATACAATCGCAAAGACCGATAACCCTATCGAGATTCAACGACTGTTCCCATCAAGCCAATTTACTACTTATGAAGCAAGCCGTTTGGCTAAAGCTTCTACACCAGAGGAAGTTGTTGGCGAGCTAGGCAAGTCTTTGTATTCATCTGAGCTTGTGGCTCAGGATGCGTTGCCTCGCAATACCCTGATTCTTCCCACTCAGACATTTGCTCGCGCCTTGGTTGACAAGGGGCTTGAGCGTATTCGTCAGCAAGGCACAAGCATTAACGAAGAACGTAACTTGCTGTTGCCAAAAACTGTCAGCGTAGTTGATGAAAACGGTGAAGTTAAACTTAACCCAGACGGCAGTATTCAGAAGCAAACCTTGCAAGGCGGTATTCCTACCGTTCTTGGCAAGCTAGGCTTACTTGACCTTAGTGGCGCTAAAGATGCTGCTATCTCAGCATTAGCTGGCAAGGTTCGTACCTTTACCGGTTACAAGGCTTTGTCTGTCAACCTCAAGACACTTGAGCAGTCTGGCAAAAACTTTACTTGGTCTGACCCTGGCCTTGGTCCACAGCTTTACAACATGGCTCGCTATTCTATGCCACATGATCTTGCCTTAGAGCATGTATC